AAGTTCACACAATCCTTATGACCACAAACACGCTCACCAGGTCTAAACAGCCTGCCAGTGTCATCTAAAGGCCGCCAAAGTTCATCAAGCTCGCCTTTGTGTGGATAACAGAAAATCTTGCCTAAAACAGGGTGAATGTATGTAATACAGCGGGTTTCAACGCGCACACAATCAGCGCATAACTGCCAGTTCTCATCCCCGCGAGACTTACGCTTCTCAATAGTTGTGGCAGGAATACCTTGCCCGCACTGATCGCAGGCGTAATCGGTGGCTCTCAGCTCTTGTTCATCAACAGTTTTCTTGCGTGGCATAGAAAGTATCTAAGCACAAAAACTGCGGAAACACCTAATTTTGGATAAAAGTCATCAAAAAGTTTAGGCGTATAGTTTGGTCATTTAGCCTGGCAAGCGTTTTAGCCCGCAAAATAGGGTCATCAACGAGAACAACAACAAGTTCCCCCAACTCAGCAATATGGGCGGAGAGAATCCTAACTGTTTGCAGTAACTCCAGTGATTCCATCGGCCTTCCCTTTAATTGCTTCCAGAATAGCAGTTGAAGCTTTACCCTGTTTTGCTTCTAAATAAAGAGATCTCAAACCTTCAATGTCGTTGATGTTATCTAATGCTGCCTGCCAGTTACGGCTAGGGGTGACATCACGCTTGACCTTGCTCATTTCTTCGCGTGTAGCCCTTTTATCGCCTGAATACCCTGCATTAGCAAGCGCTCTACCGATAGCCGAAGTTTCTGCATTTTCAAGAGCAGAAGTTTTATTTGCCATCCCTGCCCCATCAATTTCAAAAGCCAAACCGGTAGCCTTAGCCAAGTTCTTCTCCTGATCTTCAGCAGAGAAATAAACATAGGCTTGAACAACCCAAGTCGAAATCTGTCTATCTTGTGAAGTTGTTATGTTGCGGGTGATTAGTCTGCCATCAGGTCTGTCCTTATAGAACCTGGCAATTCTTTCGGCAACTGTTTCGTATTCAGCTAAGTTAAATTGAGCCATTATTTTTTCGCTTTCTTGAATGTTAGGAATGGAAGCCCTGCACCGCGTTGAGACAAAGTAACAACAACTTCCCCATCAATTGTCCCATTTTTTGCCCCATTTAAGGCAGCAATAGTGCGCGACTTCAACTCAGTGAAGTGAGTTTCAATCTTTTCTAAATCTGCTTGAGCGTTTAGCAGTTCAATGCCTAGAGTGCCTAATTCTTCATCAAGGGTTTCGATGGCAGGGGATAGAGATCTAATCGTCTCATAGGTTGAATCTGAGCCATCCCAGTCAGGTTGCTCATCAGCAAAGATACGAGTGCGGAAATCAAGGATGCGGTGATAGATAGCCTGAAACTCAAACTCATCCCAAAGAACTTCATATTCCTTGTAACGCCCTGCATTGACTACCGCAAAAACTGAACGCTTGACATCAAAAATCCACATATACCAAAGCACTTGAGCGCGGTAATGCTCAGGAACACTATCCCAAAAGGTTGCTGTATGTTTTATCTCCAGAATATAAGGTTTACCGGTGTCATCGAAGCAGAGAGCATCAGGGTTAGCGTGCGCCCAAGTCTGCTCTTTATGCGCGTATGTTCCTACTTCATAAACATCATGCTCAGAATGTTGCTCCTGATAGAGCGTACGAATTGCAGGCTCGACAAGCTGACCCAAACGCATCGCAGTATTAGGTTCAAAACTAGAAGGAAGCCTGCCAGTTTTTTGCGCCCATAAAGTGATTGCCGAAGTGAAAGGGGACAAGCCAAGGATTGCGCCGATCTCACTGCCTGAAATAACACCTTGCTCATCTCTAAGCGCATGCCATTCAGGGCTGTTGTTCTCAAAATTACCGAGAAACTTTGCCTGTATCTCATAACTGTTTTTATTGATTGTTTGCATGTCTATACTCTAAACATGACCGCTGACAACTTTAGATTAGATCAGGCCACTATCGAACTGCATGAAGCAATTATGGATAACGGCGGTGTTGAATGTGAACAAGTCCCTGATGTTTTCTTTCCTGAAGAATGGGCTGCACGCGGGGCAAGTCAATCAACAAACATGTATAACTTGGCGATAGACACTGCCCGTCAAATCTGTATGCGTTGCCCAGTGATGGATAAGTGCCTTCGAGTTGGCATGGCTGAAGATTATGGCATTTGGGGTGGAACAACACCTAAACAGCGCAGGCAACTAAAGAAAGAGCAAGAACTCTAAAAAAGCCGTAAAACGCCCGTAGCGGGCTTTTATTCAGGTTTGTGAGTAGAGATACCAAAACCATCATCTTTAGGGTTCAAAGCCCTAATAATGACCGGAATGAATGAAATCCAGACTGCATTAGCCACAATAAGCCAATCTTGAGCAGTAAATAGGACAGGTAGCTTTCCAACAGCGAAAATAGCGGTTAGAGAAGTAGCCAAAAGGCTTCTAAGATAGCTTGCAAGAATAGGGTTCATTATTTTCCTTTATTTTCGAGAATGTGTTTCAGCGGGTCAATCAAATCTTCATAAGCGCTCAAGTGAATGTTCGGATTACTGTAATCCTTGTTAGCCTTACCAATGCTCAAGTGTAAGTGCGCACCTGTTGACAAAGCCCCTGTATTTCCAATCTTACCTAAAACAGTTTTACCGCCAACAACTTTATCGCCTTTTACTAGCAAAGACTTTTCAGCCAAGTGAGCGTAAAGCACCCAGTAACCATCTTTAGTTGAGTGAATAACTATCCAACCTAAACCATCAGTCCAGGTAGAAACAAAAACAGTGCCATCAGTAATGGCCTTGACTTTAGATTTAAGTTTAGGACTCCAGTCTTGTCCGCGATGTGGTCTGCCGTTACGATAATGCGCTAGATTGCCAAACTCATCGCCACGAGTTTTAGGCGAAAACGGCTCAAAATAGATTGTCATAAAAGCAGTCCTATCTAAACAGTTTTTACGCTAAATCAGCGATCTGTTTTTTGACCGCAACAATCGCATCTTTAATGACCTGAATGTTTGCTGTTAGGCGGGCAACTTCTTCATCATTTCCAAGAGCAATATTTACTGTTTTGGCTTCTTCATTATGCCAACCTTCAACATTTAACTGCTCAAGTCTAGAGTTTAGAGTTTGTAGTTTGTATTCGTTTGAGACTTCAAAATCAGACATTATGCTGCTCCTAGAGTTGTTATTGTTCCTGAACTTCCACGATACTTCAAAGCACCTGCTTCAACATACAAGATACCGCCACCAGTAGGGTTGCTTGTCGGGACAGTTGATGCGTTTGCAATCCCAAGAACACCTGCACCACCACCGATTGAAGTAGTTGCTGAAAATAATTGTAAGTTTCTATTTGATGAAGTTGTTATAGCAGACAGCCCATCACTTGTTCCTTGAAGTGCAACTGCTCTGATTGCACCTGTAGATGAAATGCTTGCTAATGCTGTTCCACCGCTGTTTTGTATCTGTAATAAGTCTGCCGATTGACTTGCTGCACCACGAATAGCCAAAGGGACTATTGCTGTTGCAGCGTTTGTAATGAGATGCCCGCCAACAGTAAAAGTGTTAGCGCTGTTTCTTTGAGCGATGTTTGTTAGATCTATACCTACGATTGCTGAACCTGAACTGCCTGAGTTTGTTATAGGGCTAGTAACAGAAACGACACCTGAAGCACCTTGAACGCCTGAAGGAATACCAAAATTAAATATCGCTGCTGAACTTGTGCCTGTATTTGTTACAGTCGGCAGAGCAGTAGAAGCAAGGCTTGTCGCTGTCCCTGCTGTGATAGTTGCTGAAGTTCCGTTTGCACCTTGAGCGCCCTGAATACCGGCGTTATCAATAGTGATAGTTGTAACATCGTTAGTTGTTGTTACTGTTGTTGTTGATTCAGTTACATTGAATGTTGTCATCGGGTAACATTTCCGCTCACTGTACAAGAGCCTTGCAAAATACGAGTTATTTGGCTGCCTGAATTTAACTCTAAATCGTAACTAAAAGAACCAGCAGATAAAGCACTTGATTGAGCTGAAGTAATGTTTAGCGCAATAGTTCCCGCAGTTCCCCCCAAAGTAATACCTGAACCGTTAGTTAGGCTCAATAGGAAGGCTGTCGCATCAGCAGAAGTTCTAATCTGCATTGCAGCAGTGTAACCAGTAAAGTTTAGGGCAGTCCCCGATTGAAGGACAGTAAAAGTTTTATCAAAATCTGCGCCCTGATAAATAGTTAGGTTGTATAGCCCTGGCGTAATCATTTCAATCCTTTACTAATCAAATACACGCTTACTGAAGTTAATACGGCAGTTATTAGAGCAGGTATCCAGGCACTCCGGTTTATCTGCTTCTCTAGTTCTCTAATCCTGTTTTCGTGATCTCGTGAAGCATCAAGAATCTGTATTGAGTTTGCTTTTAGAATCTCGATGTCGCGAACAATCTGCAACAACAAAGTTTGATTAGTAGGTTTAGTTGGCTCAGTCAATTGGGGTCATCTCCTGACCACACAAACCACAAACAAGCATCCCTTCAACAGGCGGAGTATGCTCATCGCCCTTGATAGGGCAACCTTCAGTTTTACAGCTTCTCATCTTTACCCTTATCCCGCAGCAGTTCCAGTAGCCATCATAATTGCCACCCCATACAAAGTTTGAGTAGCAGCCTGAGAAACAGCACCCTGATTCACTAAAGCAATAGTTGCAGTGCCAGTAGTAACCGCGTTGACAACAGGGGTAAAGTTTGCCCCAGTTGAAGTCAAGCCACAAATAATTGGGGTAGTCCCAAATCGGGATGCAGGCAAAACGACAGACACAAGCGCTGAAGAACCAGCAGCAACAGCAGTGGCAGGGCCAGTAGCAGAGAAAACAGCCATCGCACTAGGTAGCGGTTGCCATTGAGTGTTGTCGTAATGTTCGATTCTGTCTTTATCGGTCAAATAAGAAACCTGACCTGCAACAGCAGTAGCAATCGCAGTAGCTCTAACCGCTGAAGAACCAAAAGTTCCAACAACCTGCTGACTAACATAAGTGTTCAAATCGGCAGCAGTAAGAACATCACCGATAGCCCAAGTTTTCAAAGTCATTTTTATTCTCCTAAGTGTCTAGTTTATCGGGATGTTAGACAACCTTTTGAGTATCTAAATTAGCCATATAGTAAGAATCCAAAATCATACCTTGACCAAACGGAGCTAACCCAAAAGAAACCTTATGAGATTCAGGGTTGAAGTCCTGTTTGATGCTAATGATTGTGTATTTTTTATCAATGTTTGAACCAGTGTTTGAAGGTCTAAAAATAACTCTTACAGGATCAAATAACTCAATTGCTTGCACTCTGGCCTGCGCAGTTCCCGCCATCGCTTCTAATTGAACATCAAGGCTATTTAAAACATAGTCAGGGCTTCCAAACTGCCCATAAATCTCGGCGGCCATCGCACTAGATCTAGCAGGGCTAATACCTAAATTGTCTGTTTGCCCATAAGTTCTAATCCCATAAAGTGCCTGGCTTGCAGTGCTTTGAGTTGTAACAGTTCCCCCAGAAGCTCGAACAATATTCACCTGATTATAGAACTGATCGGAAGCGTATTGAACTTGTAAATCAGATATAGGCAAAGCAGCTGCAACAACAGCAGTTCCATAAGAATCTGCAAAGTTTTCGATTGTATATCCAGAAGTGCTAAACCATTGTGTAAGTTGATACACGCTACTTGAAAATCGTTCTTCACCAACCCAACCAGTGTATGCGCGACTAGGAGCATACAAATAAGTTGATGTTGTTTCTTGATAACGCTCACCATCAAAATAAAAACTAGAAGCCGAAGAAGCTGGAGAAATAATCAAATCTTTTATTTGAAAAGTTCCATTAAAATCTGAAACATAAAACTCAATATAATTACAAGCTAAAGAGGTTGTAAGATTTTCTAAAACAATACGCTTCCAAGTGCTATCGGTGAAAGTATTGGCATAAGTTACTTGAGTTTTCAGGATAATAGTGCCAGTTGCAGGATTCTTGTAATTCATCCTAAACTCGGCAGAGATATCGACAGCGTTAGTCCAAAACGCCAAACTGTATGCAGTATTTCTAGTGTATTTAGTTGCATCCATCTCAGAATAAATAACGGCTTGCTCACCGCCAAGAAGAACAGACTCTAAAACATACTCACCTGGAAACTGAGAGTTAGTTGTTACAACAGGTGTGCTTTCAGCGTTGTATATCCAGTTAGATAAATTAGTTGCAGTGCCATTATAAAAACCTGCGGTCAGGTGATAATTATATGTCAAAGGAAAATCAGGATTCCAAAGTGAATTAGTATAAGTTCGGTCAGTCCACTTAGCGTTACCATCTTTTGTTCCCCAAAAGTTTCCAGGCTCAGTTCTAGCAACATTCTGCAAATAACTAAGAACAGTTGTCCCCTGATCTAAAGTATCTCCAACTAAGGGCGTTTTACCTGCTTTAGTAGGTGTAGAAACAGTTATTGCGGTTGAACCCCAGACAGCGGTAGCCGATGCAATTCTATTGGTAGGCAGTTGCCCAGCAGGATTAGCAGCAGTAATAAGAGTCGGGTTGAAATTAGCTTTAGCAAGAACACCTAAACCATCAGTAGCCATCAGGCTTGCACGAGCATCCAAACCCTTCTCATCATTAGTAAAATCCCAGTTTTGAACCCAACCAGTAAAGATAACAACACCGCCAGAATAAATAATGACTTTAGCATTGGGTTGAACACGCGTATAACCATTAGTCGCATCATAAAGAACAGAGCTTGTATTGAAAGGGTCAAAAGTTCTATCGTTATTGATAAAACTTACTGTTGCCTGTCCCACCTGAGTATCATCCAAAATACGCGGGCTACCACGATCAATAGTTACATTAGTTGCGTAAGCAGTAACATCAACTTGCGAACCTGCACCAAAACTAAGATAAATCAGGTATGTAGGGACAGGCATTATCTACCGCTACTACTAAACCCAGGCGCAAACTGCCAAGGCAACCCGCCATTAGTTCTCTGGTATCTAACAACAGCATCAACAACCGCTTTAGGGTCAGCAGACTGAACATTTATGTTGATTGTCGTTGAAGGCGGTTTGTAGTTTGGGGGAAATGAACCACCTGTGAACTTATTTGAAGGTATCCCAACAAAATTACCTGCACTGTCGTAACCATTTTTATCAACGAACAAGCCCTTATTCATTCCAGGGTTGTAAGCAGGTAGCTTGCTTTTAGCAGTTTCTGCCAATTGCTGTCTTTTTGCAGGATCGGTAAACTCGGCATCAATAGCAGATAGAGAAGCCATCGTTACTGCTAACGGAACTGCATACCTAACCGCAACACTCAACATTCCATTCTTTGAAAACTTAGCAAGCGGAGAGTTAGCAGCAGCATTACCAGCAGCATTACCAGCAGTCATCAAACCAATCGCCTTAGCCAAATTAGCAATTGCACTGCCCGCACTGGCAAGCATCATAATTCCCTTTAGGGCTAGAAGCGCAGGGAGAGCTTGAATCAGGGCTGTCGCAATATTCTTAAAACCTTCAACAGCATCACCATTACCAAAGAAGGCAAAGAAATCTTTTACATAACCGAAAGCATCCTTTACAGCGTTCTTGATATCAACAAACATCTGCCCTGGCTTAGTTTTTGGGTTGCTCAAATCAGTTAGGAACTGACCAACTGTTTCAACAAGTCCACCAGGTTTAGTAATCTCAGTAACAAACTGTTCAATCAAAGGCAAAATAACTGCCCCAAGTTTTTCCTTCAAAGTTTCCATACTCACATTTAGTTTGGCGAATGGATCTGCTTGCTGAATTGCTGCCCCGCCAACAATCTTCTCTAAATCGCCAAACAAATCCTTACTGTCTTTTAGAACAGGGAAAAGTTTTACTAATTGAGTTTTATTACCTGCAAAAGCCTGAGAAATTGCGGTCGAAACCTTCTCTAAAGGCTTACCGGTTGTTGCCGAAGCGTCTAAAGACAAACTCAATAAATCTTGTGCAGTAGTAACATTTTTAGTAACACGCACCAACTTACCCATAGCAGGGCGCAAGTCATCATCCAAAATACCTGTTTGCATTGAAAGTCTGTCAATGAAAGTTTCAGCTCCAGCAATTTGAGTTTTAGTCGCACCAGCATTACGAACCAACTGAGTGTTCAGCAACTGTGTTGCTCTCTTATCTTCTGAAGCAGCCTTAGCCGAATCAATCAACAAGGTAGTTACTTGCTGAATACCAATACCCAGCCCAATACCACCAATAACACTCTTCAAGCCGCCAAAAGAGCTTTTTGCCTTCTTAATGCCTGAATCATCAAACTTAGATAAGAGTTTTACGATAACGGACATTAGTTAAGTTTCCTGTTCACCTTGGCTGCATACTTCTCAAGTATCAATTTTATCTCAGCCTGTACACTCGGCAGAGACTTCTCGACACCAGGATAAACAAAGTTATTAGTCCGATTAGATCTCAAGTGTCTAATCATTGACCTTCCTTGAGTCGTTACTCGGTGAGTTCTAGTTTGACCCTTCCAGGTATAAGAGTTAGTTACGCTTCTTCTAGGAGTTCCTGAGCCTTTGCCAGCAGTATCAGCTAGAACAGTTGCAGGAGAATTAACTTTTAAGCTAGCAAGCGCAGTAACCGCGGATCTTCTAGAAGCTTTAGTTGTAAAGCTAAACTTCACTTCATCAGGTTTCTTGCCAACTCCCCAACCTAAACGGCCACGAGTATTAGTTACAGGGCGAACTTTAGATTCAAAAGGGTTCACTTTAGGAATAGCAGACTTAATGGCTGATATGGCTTCTCCAGCAGCGTCTCGGCTATCTTTGACAAGCGCTCTCTTTAGACCAGGTTCAATTTCACTCAACGCCTTCACTATTTCTTTAGCGTTATAAACAATGTCATCAGCCATTGCTGCCCCTTTGATACTGAACCGCAAACAACATTGTGTTTAGCATGCGATCACTCTCTTCCATTAGAACACTAGGGGCGATACCTGTTGCAACAGCAAGATTGGCAATCATCCAATGGAAAGAGTCAACACCTAAAGGCTTTATGCTTTTGGGTCAGAAACCCCAACAGTCGAAACAAGGTCAACCCAACCATCAAACTCTTCACCAGTTTTCTTTAGTCGCTTAACAGCCAACCATGCAAGGTAAAGAAGATGAGTTGCCTTTTCAAGCTTGTCAATGCCTAAATCAAAATAGGCTTCCCATTTAACGATATCGCCAGCCGAAGTATTGACTTCCAAAGAAGTGCCATCAACAAAAGTGATTGTAAGAGTTATTTCATTCATGCAATCACTCTAGCCTAAAAATTAGGCAGTTGCGCGAGAGACTGTTCCGGTTGTAGGCCAAGTAACTGAGAAGGTAGCCAAATCACCAATCTGACCTGAAGCAGGAGTTAGATCAGTAACTAAGCAGATAGCAGTATAAGCAGGGTTTGCGCTTGAAGTTGCAGTGCTTGTTGGTTTGATAACGACAGTCGCGTTAGTTCCAAGCAAAGGCCAAAGAGTTGCATCAACAGTAGAAGCAGCATAATCCTGATTGAAGTTCAAGGTCAAAGAACCTTCCTTCAAACCAGCAACACGAGTAACCCAAGTGCTGCCAAAAGCAGTAGTTGTAATGTCGTTAGCAGAAGCCTTTAGCTCAACCTGTGTCAGGTATGAAGCCAAAGCAGTTGAACCATTGATGCTAACACTGAAGTCTGTTGCGACAAAGATTGCCATTATTTATCCTTAACTTGCGAATACTTGAACCGAAAACTCGGCACTGTAATAGTCTAATGCATTTACACTAACAGCCCCAATAGCGCTTGTCTCAGCAACAAACACATCGAAAGCATAACCGCCAAGAGTGCGATCTGATTCAATCGCATACTTGATAGAACCACTACCAGGAGCAAGATAGACATCCATCGCCTGCTGAGCTGAGCGTTCAGAAACACGCCCCAAAACGACTGTAACCTTGAAAGTGTATTCGGCCATAGAGCGGTTGTTTTGCTTGTTGTATTGAACTCGCTCAATACCAATCATGGCCATAGGCGGGTTGACCACATCAGGCAAAGTCTCAACAACTCTCAGCCCTGAAATAGTTGCTAGGTTATTTGCTAACCCTGTTCTAAGGTCGCTTATCGCCATTATGCGCCTGTTCTAAGCAGCCTAAACGGATTGATTAGTTGAGCAACATCGCCATCAATGCTGTAACCAACACGCATAATACCCATGTCAGAAACACCGGCAACACCCAGCGGAGACTCTAGGCGCTTAAACAATCTTGAAGCCTGGATAATTGAAGCAAACTTGATTGGCTCAGGAACACTAGCCCAACCCCAAGTACCTGTAACCTTGACTAAAGCAATATCTGCCCAAACAGGGAATAAATAGTTATCTGTCGCGGTTATCGCTGTATAAGGTGAATACGCTCCATTAGCCAGTTGATTAGGCGGAAGAAGCTGATAATCGCCAACATCCCAAGTTGTATCAAAAATTAGCGGATCAGTTGAAGAAGTCTTTAACTCAGTCAATGTTTGTAAATCATCAATCCAACACATAAAACCATCATTTGCCTGATAGTAGCGGACAACACCTGCACCAGTTGAATAGAAAAACCGGTTGCAGTATTGGTCAATCATGCGAGAAGCCGAGTTAATGCTTTGCTCAATCAAAGTGTCATCAACAGAATCAGTAATGCGAAGCGCTGCCTTCACATCCGCTAAAGTGCAATAGCCATTAGTTATCGCCAAAATAAACTCCTAAAGTCTGTTCTAGTTTACCTTAGTTATCTGAACAAGAATATCGTCAGACCTACCCTTGACCGCAGTCAAATCATAGACTCGCACCGGAAACCCTGTAAAAGCAAACATCTTCCCTGCCAAAGACTCGGCAACATCAACACTCAAAACATCCTCAATAAAATACTTGCCACCCACAGCCAGATAATCCCACAGGTTATAGAAAGCCGTAATCTGTGCTTCAAGCGTATGCGAACCGTCATCAACAATATAGTCAAACATTCCTGAAACTTTATTCTTGACCTCAGCCTGTTTAGTGGCATCACACAACAAAACTTCAAAACCATCAACATCAAAAGTTAGCCTCGACAAATCAATATCCAAACCAACGATACGACTGTCAGGCAAATAGTCTGCCCACATCTTCAACGAATGCCCAGCCCAAACACCAACCTCTAGTAAAGACTTACCCTCAGCTGCAGGAATCTCTCTCGAATAAACATCTATGTAACTATGAGCTGTCCCTTTATCGCCACCACCATCAGCCATTTGATAAGGCTTATACGCTTCATGCAAAGTTTTCATATAAGTTTTTGAGTCCAAGTTTTAGGGGTCAAATCAGAATCAATCTCAATCGGAAGATGATACTCAAAATCCTTTACACGAGGTCTAATCCACTCCACCAAATCCCGCAACCCCTGATCTAAACTGACAGTTGTTTCATACCCTAAAAGTTGTCTAGCCTTATCTGAGCTACATAAAGCTACAGCAACTTCCTGCGGTCTGCCAGGCATAAAAATAGGTTGCAACTCAAAACCAATAATGTCTGCAAGGCGTTCAGCCAAATTCAAAATAGTTATAGGGGACTCATCTGGGCCGATGTTTATGACTTGTCGGACAGCTTCATCAGATTCACAAGCAGTCATAATAGGTGCAATCACATCTTCAATAAAACTAAAACAGCGTTGCTGAGAACCATCACCATAAATCACAGGCTGCTTACCCTGCAACATGCGGTTAGCCATAATGCTCGCAACATTTCTAAACGGATCATCAAACTTCTGTCTAGCCCCAACAATGTTATGAGGAACAAGCACAACTAACTCAACATCATGCACTTCAGCAAGATTAGACAACAGTCTCTCAGCTGACAACTTAGCAATCCCATAAGGATCTTGCGGTTTAGGTTCAAGACTCTCATCAAACATATGCCCTAAATTATCCCCGTAACGAGCCATAGAAGACATGTAAACAAACTTTGGAACATTAGCCCGAATGGTCGCTGTCATAGCGTTCACGCTTATCTGAACAGTGTTACGCACTACAAGGCTAGGACTGAATACACTCAAACCTTCATAAGCGGTGCAAGCAGAATGAATAACCAAATTCGCACCCACAAACACAGGGGATATAGCTTCCAAATTATCTAAATCAAGATTATGAAACTCAACACCTTCAGGAACATTCTCTAAACTCCCACCAAGCAGATTATCTATCCCACGAACCTGCCAACCCTTAGCCAAATACGCTTCAGCAATATGTGAACCAAGAAACCCTGCAACACCGGTAACAACAACTAATCCCATGAGTTCACACGCCTAATCTGCAAATCCCAGCGACCTTCATCAAACCTATTAGCGTCAACTTTTTGATTGAAATACTTTTGATTATTTTTAAAAGTAACTTCATTACGCATACTCAACTTTATATCACTATTGATAGTTGAACTGTTGTCATGTCCCAGCTGTAAAGGTAACCGATCTACACGCATATCGGCATAATCAATTCTGCGTTCATAATCGTTATCTTCAAAATAGATTGGATGCAAGCCTTCATCAAACAAACCAACAGTTTTGACAATATCTTCCCCAACAGCAAAAGTTTGATAATAAGGGAACTTATCGCACAAAGTCAAAGCATCAGTTTTAGCGGTTTCAAGCAAAGTCAAATCACCAGGCTGAAAATAGCAGTCAGCCGAACTAATAAACCAACGCGACTCAAAAGGCAACATCTTTATACCAAGATTCCATGAACTTGCAACACCAAGATTAGAAGGCATGTTTACCCAATGAATTTGAATCAAAGGATTGTCATGCTCAAGGTCTTGCTCAACACCTGAATTGTTGATTACATAAACTGTTGCTTCAACATCAATGCTCTCAACCATGCGAACAAGCAAATCAAACCTATTCAAAACAGGCACAATTAGTTTCACTTTTCAGATAACTTCTTGATAAGTGGCTTCCATTTCTCCTGATAAATCTTGTCTGCATCATACTGTTGAGCAAAAGCCAAAGTATCAGGGAACTCTTGTCTGCCCCGCTGGTAAGCCTGCTCAAGCGCATCAGCAATAGCCTGAACATTAGGAACATTGAACCAAGTATGCTGACCGGCATCCCATAAAGGCTGACCATTGATTAGGAAACTATCAGGCGAAGCAAGCTCAGCCGAAGCAGCAAAGTTACTTGTGATAATAGGCACACCCGCTGCCTGGCACTCTACCTGCGGGATACCAAAACCTTCACCATAATTAGTGAACAAGCCAACATCCCAAGCCGAATAGATCGCTGTCAAAGTCTCCTGAGATATTCCATACTGATAAGCAATTGGGTCAACGAACTTCACCTTCTCGGCAGGCACACCACAAGCAGCAAGAATGTTAGGCAACACAAACCCAGACTGCTTACCATAAGGCTCAGTATGCAAATACAAAACAACATCATCATGCTTTTGAGCGAAAATACCGAAAGCAAGAAAGTTCTCGGCAACAGCCTTCCTATGTATAAAGCCACCTGCCTTGTTAGCAAAGTTCATTCCAACAACAAAGTTATTTTCACCGCCAACAAACTCACGCCCAGAAATACCTTCAGGCAAATTAGCAGTCGGCTTAAAAACTTTAGTATCAATCGCATGCGGGATATATTCGCTCTCAATACCTGCCTGCTCAATCATGTTCTTACCAAAAACACTCATCGCAATAGGCGTAACATTAGGCTTCCTAAGCCACTTCAAAACATTCTCAGGCGCAGGCTGATGATCTATCGGCACCCAAGAAGCAATAGGGATAGCATCAAGAGCAGGGTTGTCCAGGACCCAGCAATCATATAGGGTCACCAAGAAAGCAGGCAGTTTAGGATTCTCAGCCTTCCAATGCGCATAATGCAAAGGCATAACATCAGTACTGTACTGATTCATTCCCCTGCTGTAATGCGGAATCAAACCCGCACCAGTCTCAATCAGGCTATTGACACCTTCGCCACCATAATTAGAAAGCATCGCAACTTTATGGCCATCCCTAACAAGTCGTTCAATGACCTGCTTAGATTGAGTACCATAACCAGTCGGCTGATTAAGAGAGTTTGAATACCAGGCAATAGCGGCTTTAGTTGTCATGCAAATACTCTATAAGAAAAACCCCCCAAACCTTTTGAGTTTGAGGGGCTTTTCGGGGAGAAAAGGGCTTAGCTAGCTCCACCCTTGAACTTCTTGATGTTTGCTTTCTGGATAAGCGCTCCATCAATTCTCCAAGTTGCTCTCCAAGTAGCCAAGTCGTTTCCGAAGGCAAAGTCATCAGAGCGGTCAACCTGAAGGCCACCAGCGTTGCGAATGTAGAGAGCCTTTAGATCTCCAACAGCAAGCGAGTTCACACCAACAGCAGGGCTAGGCATAGCAGGAGTCTCAATAACAGGCACACCAAGAACAAGGTCGCGAGTATCTACACCAGTACCAATGTTGAACAAGTACTGACCATAAGAGTCCTTTAGCTTACGCAAGGCTGCAATCGAAGTGCTGTTTGCTAGCATCGCGAATGAAGGGCGGTTACGAAGTGAGCCATCAAGGCTGTAAACAAGATCAATAATGTTGTCAGCAGTGAAAGCACCTGATACACCGGTTGAACCAGTAACACCAGTACCAGCAACAGGTAGGAAACCAGTAGGCTCAACAGTTCCAGTTCCGTTAACTAGTTTGTCTCCGATTGCCAAACCAAAAGCGTTACCGAACTGTTCAGCCAAGAAACCAACAATGTCAACACCAGCATCGAGAACAAGCTCGCGTGATAGTTGAGACAAAGCTGAGAACTTGTATGCGCCTAGAGTAGTGAACGCGTTGAAGGTAGGCTCTGAAGTTCCAATTGAAACTCCCTGGCCAACGATTGCAGCAGTTGAGAAAGCAGACTGTGAAGGGATCTGCAAGTTTTCACCTGAAGCAGTATTGATAACAGTTGCGTACTCTAGCAATGGGTTTACTAGACGAGCAACCTTAACAATCTCGTTGTAGAAAGATGTAGGAACAGGCGCACCAGTTGAAGAACCGGTGATTGCGCGGAATTCGTGTCCGCGAAGTTCGCCCATAGCCATCTTGCGAAGAATGTCTGATTCGTTGTCAGAAACAGATGCATCCTTGAAGTTGACAGCAGCCTTAGCAATCGCTTCAGAAGTCTTTGCTTCACGCTGCTCTAGTTCGATTAGTTCATTTCTCTTGTTGATGTCTGCGGTTAGAGAAGCATACTTTGCTTCATCTTCACCAGACCAAACGCCGCCACGAGCTTCAACTGAATCAATCAGTTCCTTAGCTTCGTGCCAAGCCTTAGCCTTAGCATCAACCTGTTTAGCAATAAAATCGCTCATTAGGTTTGTTCCTTTCAAGAACATAGTTTTTAGGGGAATTAGGCGAGTACACTCAGCCAAAAACTCAGGGGATAAACACACCTGATAAATAAAGTCTATACCCCAAATATATACATTCACATAAAAGAAAACCCCCTGACTAAAGGACAAACAAGAATCAGGGGGAAAAGAAAGTTAGGTTTCTTTATTTATTGCCAACCAACACCACGCAAGGGCAATACTCTAATTATACGCGCTTCATCAGCAAATCAAGCTCTTTCTTCTTCAAGTCCAAAATCGCGTTAGGGTTAGTAACTTCAGGATCTTGCTTTAGAACCTTGCCAAGAGTGTCAGTCAAAAGTTCACCCTGGCGAGCAGTCAACTCATCACCGGCTTCAAGAGCCAAAAGAGCATCAGTCAACTCTTCAGCAGACACGCCACGAATCTCCGCAAGGCGAGCAATCTTTCCAGTCAAATCAGGGACAGATCTAACATTGGCAGTCCCTTCAGTTCCTAGATAAGCAGGGAAAGCAACACCAACAGAAACTTCATGAATGTTCACGCGCTTTAGGACACGCTCATTAGAGTTGATCCAAGTATCTCCACCAGCAGCAACCCTGAAGCCGAAACTGAAACCTGTTACATCTCCGCGCTGAATACTAATAACCGCATCACGCCCCGCTTGAGTGTCAGGCAAATTGGCTTCAACATAAAGGCCACGCTCATCTTCAGCAAGCTTTAGAGTACCTGCACGAGTAGAACCCAAAACAATACTTGTATCGTGATTCCAAAGAAGTTTGATGTCATTACGAGAGTTCAAAGAATCCCTAAAAGCACCGCGCTCAATAGTCTCAATAAAAGGCAAAGGCTGGGAAGGTGAATTGAATACTGCTGCATAACCGCGCAAGGTCATGCCATCACCATCCTGGCGAATCTCTAAATCCTGAAAAGCAACACGCTGTTCAATGCCCTTAGTTACACGCTCACCGCGCTCATGCAATTCAGCAACCTTAGAAGGCTCAACAAAACGAACACTATCTTCTTCAACCATCATCTCGGCAGGAACATCCAAAGGCTCAACAACAAGAGCAGGCTCACTCATAGAATCCACAATTTCACAAAGCTGATAGACAGTCTCAGCAAGTTTAGCGATAGTTTCTAAAGCATCACCCTTCAAACTGTAAACCTTATCCTGCAACTCAGTCATCGTATATTCTCCCATGTCTCTTCCTTCACTTGATTCAGGTAAATTCGCAGGATCAACAACAACACTCACACCCGCATCCTTATAGGCAGCACGAGCTTCAGCATTATTTTCAACCACAAAAACCACATCCAATCCATCAGCCAAAAACTTTTCAGCAACAGCACCCTTATAAACGGCACTATCATTTTGATTATCTGGCTGCATAATCAAATCTAAATAATCTACTCCAAGTTTATTCAATAAAGCAGTAGTCTCTTCACGATTCGATTCATGTCTGCCAGTAACGATAACCAAATCAACATCCTGAGAATCAATCCAGTCATAAACAGCCTGATTCAAACCACCAGAAACATAAAGCGTATCGTCAAAATCAGAGATACCAATTCTGTCCCCTGCTGCCCTAACAGCAGACTCACTAGGCAAACTATTCACCCAATCCTGACCTGCATCGCCACCCCAAGCATCCCAAGCAACTCGACCAGGTGAAGGATAACCTTCATCTCTAGGGTCAAACCCAACAGCAGACTTATCAACTTCATGGCGAGCAAAATAAGAGATCATTCTGTTTACAACATCAGCCGAAACATCAGCACCTGAAGCCAACTGTTGCGCCCTAGCTCTACCAACAGCAGTAAACCCAGACCCAGCCAAACCAGCATCAATCCAAGCCAAAGCCCTTTTAGCAGCATCCTGCACACCAACAGGCGGAGAGTAAGAACCAGCAGCAACAGCCATTATTCCCCCGTCTCATAACTACCATCAGGGATAGTAGTCGGATTCTGTAACTGCACTGTCGGCAAACCAGTATGGGCAATCTTAGGCAAACCAAGAACAGTCAAAACATCTTCAGGAACAAAGCCCAAACCAATCAACTTCTGAGCCATCGCAACCTTAGTTTCATTCTCAGTCAAAGAAGCAGCACTAATGTTCACATTCGCCAAAGGAACACGAACAACATCGCCACCATCAATAGGCTGCATGTTCTCTTTACGCCTAACTTCATTAGCTGAGAAAACACCATTCTGAAGCATCTTCGCATAACCTTCGATTCGGGTTGCATAATCTCCGCGAAGCAGATCGTCAGTGTTGAAAGATAGAAACGCGAAGTCAGGGAGAAGGGTTGAGAAAGCATCTTCTAGTTTGGCCACCCAAGGGCGCAAAGTGTGAGAAACAAAGGCTATCTGCTTCTGCTCAATGCTGGAGTAAGACTGACCACCATTGTTTAAACCAATCATGTCTGTTGGGACACGATAAGCGCGAGCAATATCTTCAACCGCCAACCTGCGAGAATCAAGCATTTGCGCTTCATCATTAGCGACCTGAGTTGCCTTGAAAGTTGCACCGCCAGAAAGGATGCCTGTTTTGTGAGCTTTACGATAACCCTTGTGAGCCTTATCAAAACTGTTCGACAGATTCTCTGCCTGCTCAGCTGTAAGCGCTCCAGGGTATTCGATAACGCCAGAAGTAACAGTTCCCTGACCGAAATAGCGGGCAGCAAAAGATTCAAGGCTGATGGCTAAACCGATGTTTTCTTTCAAAGTGTCAATCGGTGAACGGCCACGCAACTCACCAGCCAGAAGAATAGAACCAGCAACATGCAGCACTTCATCAGTAGTAAGAGTTTTACCTGCTTCGCCAACATAACTAAACAACTTCTGGCCGAAAGGATTACGCGAAACATTTACGCTGACAGGGTTCAAAACAATTAGATTGACTATCTCGCCAGATTCATCCCTGAAAATACGGATAAAAGCGTTGCCATCAGTTAGCAAGCTGATAAGAGTTTGCTGCCAAAACGCGACACTAGGAATCCCAACATCAGGTTTGATAACCCAAGCAGGGCGGGGACGGTAAACAGTAGCAATACCATCACGCCTAATGTAAGTGTCCACCGGTAAAGCCGAAATAGTGTCAGAGATAAGAGACACACAAGCCCAAACAGCGTTAACACTGAAGGCAGTGTTGTAATCCACATAGGCAGAAGATTGAGTTTCATAAGAAGTCAAATCACCTGCACCCCAAAGAGATTGAAAAGAGATCGCTCTATTCTCGCCAGCAAGTTTTCTAAGCATTATTTACCGCCATCTTCTAACGCCAACCCAAACAACACCAAGCCAGCACCAACAGCCAGCACACCCAAAGGAAACCAAATCAAGCCCAAACCTAAAGCGGTTACAGCTACACCAACAGCCTGCAAAATAGTTGCTAACAAAATCATCCTTAGAACACAAAAAACTCAGGCACAATATCAGTATCTAGTTTACTTGTTGCGCGGTCATATGCGATAACAAAAGCAACAGCAGCGTCAATACGCCTAGAAGAAGCACGAGACTCTTTCACAATACGCGCACCCATGTTATCAATCTTCAACATACAGTTATCCAAGTGCCTAGCAAGAACAGGGTTGCCATCGTGAGTCAAAGTCCCTTCAGTAACAGCATCAAACACCTTTTGAGTAGCTGGAATCATTCTGCGAACTGAGGTCGAAGGCCACTCAACAACCGGCAAACCTGACTCCATCAAAACAGCCATAGTTCTCTGCCACCTAAAAGGGTCAAAAGCAATCTCACGAGTATTGCGATACTTCTGGCAGAAATCCATAATGGTACGCTCAACATCCAAAGTATCAACCCGCCAATCATCCTGATCAGTTGGCTGCTTCTCCCAAGCCTTCACAAGAAAAACATG